GTCAGCAAAGAGTTCTTCTCCATGCTCCACAGCCGCCTACGCGTCAAAGGGTATGCGTGCCAACTGTTCGTCACCACCAACCCCGACGCACCACGGCACTGGCTCAAAACCGACTGGATCGACCGCGAACACGACCCCCAGTTGAACATTCGCTGCTTCCACTTCGAAATCGAAGACAACCGCGACAACCTCCCAGACGGATACATCGAAACCCGCCAAGCCCAATACTCCGGACTCTGGTACGACCGATTCATCCTCGGCAAATGGACCATGGCAGACGGCGTCATCTACGACTGCTTCGACCCCGCACGCCACGTCGTCGACCAAATCCCCGAAATCCAACGCATCATCGCAATGGGCATCGACGACGGCGTCAACCACCCAGCCGCCGGCCTCCTCATCGGCCTTGGCATCGACAACAAGCTGTACGCAATGGCCGAATGGGCGCCACCATCAGGCACACCAGCCGACCGCACCAAATCGTTACGCCGATTCATCAACGAACACGGCAAACCAGAACGGTTCTTCGTAGACCCATCAGCAGCAGCACTGAAAATGCAGATGCAACGCGAAGGGTTCGGCATCATCATGAACGCCCACAACTCCCACAAATCGGGCATCGGCGTCGTCTCAGCCCTACTGTCCACCGACCAACTACTCATCAACGGGCCGCTGTGCACCAACCTGCTCGGAGAGATCGGTGGATATGTGTGGGACCGCAAAGCTGCTGAACGAGGCGAAGACGCCCCAGTCAAAGAAGATGATGACTTCTGCGACGCCTGGCGTTACGGCGTGTTCTCGTCGTTCACGTTCTGGCGCAACCACATACCAATCGAAATCACTATCGCCGAGGAGGTAGCCGCATGATCAAAGCTGGCATGGCGTGGCCACCAACTGAACTCGGCAAAGTCGTGGAACGCACCCGCGAATCGCAGGTGTGGTGGGAAGGTGACCCCGCGAAGCTCGACGACTACTACCAAGCAGGGAACCGCACATCCCCGTCTGGGGTGAAGGATCGACTGTCCGCGGCGTACAACGCGTTCTGGGGGCGTCCAGTCAGTCAGACGACGACGCCGATCAAGCGGTTGCATGCGCCGATCGCGGGCGATATCCCGAAGCTGTCTGCGTCATGCTTGTTTTCGGAGACACTCACGGTCGTCGACCCGACAGGTGCCACGCAGGAACGCGCTGACCTGATCTTCAATACCCCCACCTTCCACGGTGACCTGTTCACCGCCGGCGAGTCCTGCTCAGCGTTGGGGGGCTCGTATCAGCGTGTGGTGTGGGATGAGGAAGTCGCCGACAACGCGTGGATCGACTTCGTGGACGCTGACAAGGCGATCCCCGAGTACAAGTGGGGCCGGCTCGTCGCGGTCACGTTCTGGTCTGAGCTTGCAGGTTCGGATGAGCGGGATGTGTGGCGTCATCTGGAACGGTACGAGAAGGGGAAGATCGTCCACTCCCTCTACAAGGGGACACCGACGAACCTCGGCAGCGCGATGGACCTGGACGCCCACGATGACACCAAGGGCATCACTCTCAACGGCTTCGACGACGAGACAGGCGGATACGTCGACCTTGGAGTCGACGAGTTGGCAGCTCGCTACGTCCCCAACGTCCTCCCCAACCCCGAATGGCGGAACCACAACACACTCCGCTACCTCGGTCGCGCAGATATCTCCACCGACACAATCCCACTGCTCCACGAACTCGACCGCATCTACTCCTCACTCGTCCGAGACTTCCGCATCGGCCAAGCCCGCATGTTCGCCTCAGACGACCTCCTCGAAAACCTCGGCGCCGGCAAAGGCATGGCGCTGTCCGAGGACCGGGAAGTGTTTCAGGCGGTCGGTACTGGTGTCGGCTCGACAGGTACCTCGATGTCGATGCTCCAGTTCCATCAGCCCGAGATCCGTGTCCTTCAGCATGATCAGGGCGCGGAGATGCTGATCCGTGAAGTGCTCCGCAAGACCGGCTATTCGCCTGTGTCGTTTGGTATGTCGGATGAGGTTGCTCAGACGGCGACGGAGGCGCAGGGAAAGAATGAGTGGACGGTCATCACGACCAACGGTAAGGCCCGCTATTGGGGTGCAGCTCTTGCTCCGTTGGCGACGATCTGCCTCCGCATCGACGCTGCAAAGTTCAAAGGTGTTGCGCCGTCTGAGGAGTTGGAGATCGAGTGGCCTGAGTTCGCTCGTGAATCTGATGAGGCGAAGTCGCGGACTGTCCTGAACTGGTCTACCGCGGGTGCTGCGTCCACGAGGACGAAGGTCGCGTATCTGAATCAGGACAAGGACGAGCAGTGGATCAACAATGAGGCCGCGGCGATCGATAAGGCTGGCGCGGTTCCTGATCCATCCGGTGGCTTCGGAGGCGGATTCTAGAAGGGGGTAGGCGATGGCGCTCGACCCGTCCGAAGCAGCAGGCCTCCCCGATGAGCTGATCAACCTCTACACCGAAGCCGAGTTGGCTCTGATGTCGATGCTCGCCGAAGCGATCGTGGCGGGCATCGACACCCCAGAGTGGGAAGCGCGGCAGCCTGCGGAGATGCTTCGGTTTCGGCAGCAGGCCCAACTGATGGCGTTGCAGTTGCAATCCCAGATGCCGGCGCTTGTTGAGGGTGCGGTTGCTGGTGCTGCGGAGCGTGGCCGGGAGGCTGCGGACGAGGACTTGAAGGCATTGCCGAAGACACCTCCGATCCCGCCTGCCACGCCGGATCGGGATCGGAAGACTCGGGCCGCGATCTACGCAGGGCAGCAGGTGCTCTCGACTGTGACTGCTCGGATTCCGGGTGCTGCGGGGGAGTTGCATTCGCAGGTGACAACGCAGATCATCGCCCGCCATTCGGGTCAGACTGGTACGCGGTTGGATGCGGCGCAGCAGGCGTTGGACATCCTCACGAAACGTGGCGTGACCGGGTTTCGGGATAGCGCCGGCCGCAACTGGTCCCTCGCCTCGTATATCGAGATGAAGTCCCGGACCATCGTCAACCAAGAGCTGATCGATGGGCACACGGATCGGATGTTGGAGCGCGGTCAAACCCTGATCGTCGTATCCAGCCACTCGAACCCTGCACCGCGATGCCAACCATACGAGGGGCAAGTCCTCTCACTCGATGGTGAGGCAGGGACTGTGATCCGGCCCAACGCGACCGGCGGGCGTGCAGTAAAGGTGAAGATCAAAGCCACACTGCGAGAAGCCCGCTCGAAAGGCTTCCAACACCCCAACTGCGGCCACGCTGTCAGCGCGTTCATTCCTGGCGGGTCGAGGACGTTCGAAACGAAGCCAGATCCGGAAGGGTATGCGGCGTCGCAGAAGCAGCGGGCGATGGAACGGGACATCCGGGACACCCGCAAGCAGCAGGCCGTCGCAGTCACCCCGCAACGCAAACGCGAGCTCGCGGCCCGGTTGAAGGCGCAGCGGGCCGCGATCGCCGCACACACCACGCAACACGATCTGAAGCGCCGGCCGAACCGCGAACGCCTCGGCGCACGCTAACCACCGCGCTAACTACCCGTATTCGACGCTATTTCAGCCGTAAATAAAAGGCTAACCAGCACTGTTGCGTACCGCGCAAACGCCCCCAAAGTTTCCCGCCGCATGGCGGAATCGCAGTAACCCAACAGCCCCCAGCCGCACGGCAACCAGGGGCCAATGCCGCATGGCACAAGGAGAGAACAAATGCGCGTCCAAAGATCCGTCATCGCACCCGAACCGTTCGACATGTTCGCCCGAGCATCCCGTTGGCCTTCCCGCCAGCACCCTCGACGCGACGACGACGGACACCCCCAAGGTGGCGATCCGGTCGATCCTCCAGCAGACCCAGTCGATCCCGCGGACCCGCCAGCCGATCCTCCACAGGATCCCGCGGACCCGCCAGCCGACGTGGACTGGAAGAAGGAATCGCGCAAGCACGAAGCGGAAGCCAAGAAGAACCGCGCTGCCGCCGCCGAACTGGAGAAGATCAAGGCATCGAAGCGGACCGCCGAGGAGAAGGCAGCGAAGGAAGCCGCCGACGCCAAGGCTGACGCTGAAGCCGCACGCGCTGAAGCGGCCCGCGAACGCGCAGCCCGCAAATACGGACTGTCCGACGAAGACCTCGACTTCCTCGAAGGCACACCAGCCGACAAGTTCGACGCTAAAGCGAAAGCACTCTCCGAACGCATCAAAACCGCCGCCCCAGCCGGCCGATCCGGTCGGCCCGCATCAGGCGGAACCACCAAAACCGACGAGATGGACCCGAAGAAACTCGCCGAACGCGCCGCGAGCCGCAAACCGGGCATCCGAATCTACTAACCAGGAGCACACCTCATGGCAAACACCATCCTCAAGGCCGAGCAGATCCTCTCTGCTGGTCTCGGCGTCCTCGAACGCGACGTAGTCCTTCCGAGCATCGTCGCCTCCGATGCATCGCAGCACTTCTCCAGCCGGTCCCCGAAGAACGACACTGTCAGCATCCGTGTCGCCGGCCGCACGGTCGCGAAGGACAAGCCGTGGCGAGACAAGACCGCCGCGATCGAGATCTCCGACCTGAACGAATTCAAGGTCGACGTGAAACTCGATCAGCACCCGTACAACGCGATCGAACTGACCGACGAAGAGCTGACCCTCGACATCGACCAGTTCACCGAGCAGGTTGTCCTGCCGCAGACTCGTTCTGTCGCAGAGCGCCTCGAAGACAAGATCGCATCGAAGATCACGTCGGCGTCGTACCCGCTGAACTCGCTGATCGCAATCGGCAGCGACTTCTACGCCGCCGCAGTCAAGGCCCGCAAGGAACTGAACGACTACCACGTTCCTCAGACCGATCGAGTGTTCCTCGTCGGCACTGCCGTGGAAGCGTCCATCCTCCTGTCGGATCAGTTCCGCAAGGCAGATCAGGCTGGCGATGCGAACGCGCTCCGTAATGCCACCATCGGTTCTGTCGCGGGGTTCCAGATCGTCGTGTCGAACAGCATCCACCCGCAGGAGGCGTTCGCGTTCCACCGCAGCGCCTTCCAGGCTGTATACCGCGTTCCCGCTTCCCCTCTGGGTGGCGTCGACACGGCATCCGGTTCTTACGCCGGCATCGCGTTGCGTTGGGTTCGTGACTACGACTCCACGCACATGGTGAACCGCAGCGTGTTCGACACGTTCTTCGGCATCAACGTTGTCACTGATCCCGACGACTACGCGGACCCGAACTCGACGTTCAGTCTGAAGCGTGCAGTGAAGCTGACTCTCGGTGACATCAGCTACACCGTCACTCTCGGTGCTGCTACCGCTGGCACGTTCACTCTGACTGTCGGTGGACGCACGACCGCTGGGATCGCGTACAACGCGACCGCGGCGGCTGTGAAGACTGCGATTGTCGCTCTCGATGACGGGATCGCTGCTGCTGATGTGACGGTCACCGGCTCTGCTGGTGGTCCGTACACGGTGACGGTTCCCGGTTCGCTGACTGGCTCGGGTTCGGGCCTCACTGGCGGATCGTTCGCGGTCACCCAGGCGTAACACCTGATGCCCACCCCCCACGCCTCCCTACTCCGGGGCGTGGGGCTGGTGGGACCAAATGCTTGGTGGTTGGTGCGTCAACACACATCCCGGCACAGGCTCATTGACATGTGTGAAGGCCGCTTGGGGTTTTCATGCCGGGTTCCTTTCGGCCCTGTAGCAGCGTACAAACATCTCGGCATGCCCGAGATGGCCTGCGCACCAACCATCAACACCCCGAGGAGAATCCGTGCTCGTCTATGCGACCGCCGATCAACTGGAAACATGGATGGGGGAAACCCCTGAACCTGCCCCCGCGAAGGTGACTGCAATGCTGCGGGAAGCATCCGGCCTCGTCGGCACTGCATGCCAGTGCGACATCTACGACACCCTCCCGAACGGTAAGCCCTCGGATGATGATCTGTCGGAGGCGATGCAGGAAGCGACGTGCGCGCAAGTGCATGCGTGGTTGGCGTCGGGTGATGATCCGATCAAGGGCGCCGGCGGTCAGGAGCCGCGGTTGACGACGACCGCGATTGATGGTGCGTCGTTGTCGTATGACACGTATTTGACGGCTCCGGATCGGATGAATGCGCTGAAGTTTTTGGCGCCTGGTGCGTTGCGGATTCTGCGGTTGGCGGGTTTGGCGTCTTCGGCGGTGCAATCGTCATGAGCGCGATGGATGCTGCGTTGGCCGCTATCGACGCTGAGATCACTGCGTCTCGTGGTGATCGGGTTGAGTTGGATCATGATTCGACTGAGTCTCGCGGGTATCGGCGTGGTCTTGCGTACGCGCATTTCCTGATTCGTGAGGCGGTGGGGTCGTGAATGCGGCTGAGTTGATCGAGAAGGCTTGGTTCGTGTGGCCGATCACCGTGCAGAGGCATGCGGGCGAAGGACCCTACGGACCTGCTTACGATCCGCCTGACTCTGGTACGCCCGAGCATCCGTTGCTCGGGAAGATCACCACCAAACGCAAACTCGTGAAGGCCGCTGATGGTTCTGAGGTCATCTCGGAGGCCCGCGTCAGTTTGCCGGTTGGGACTGCGTTGATTCCTGTCGATTCGCTGGTGACATTGCCGCCCGAGTTTGGTGGACGCACAGCGCAAGTCTTGGCCGATCAACTGCACCATGACGGCAACGGTTTGACCCCGAACTTCTACAGCATCGACCTCACCTAGAAGCGTTTAGGGATGCCACAACTGGTGCGCAGTTTGGGCACCACACACCAGTCTTGACGCGTTCCATTCTTTCTGCGCAACGGAATTCGCATATGCGCAGTGCTTCGGATTCACGCCAATTTTCAGGCAACGTGAACGCGC